GATGGTGTTGTCTATGCTGAAATAGTAGGTACATTAAGAGTTAGCGGTGATTACAAAGATGCTGAGTATATGGACGGTTATCTTTATAGCCAAGGAGGATGGGAAGTTACCGACTATCAAATAGTTAATATAGAGGCAGCTATCAAAGAAGGAGAGGGTGATTACATAGAAGATAAACAATTCTTGGATTCTCTTATTCCAAAAATTGAAGCCTCTAAAGAAGCTGAAAGGCAACTAATGTCTGCTGCCGAAGATGCTGCTATAGAATTTGATAGCGATTTCGGTCAAGATCCAGATGCCTACCATGATAGAGATAGATAAAGCCTTAAAGAGCCTACTTCTACGGTAGGCTTTTTTGTTACCCTTACATTATACTAAAGTAAAAAGAACGTAAGAGAGCGTTGATGTATCAAAGGCAGACAAGGGGCTCTACTGTTGTTTATTAGCTATTTATTTACTAGATTTACTAATAAAAATATCAACATGAGTACAGTAGGAGCTTTTAATCTAGATGTAATTAAACAACTAGATATAAACACCAGCCGACTTTTTTTTAATGTTATCACATCTTCCTTAGATGAAATGATAGCAATTATCGAAAAAGATAAAGAAGGTAAAGCTAAAGATTTAACTATGCAGCAAGTAGAAGAGATTAACTCTTTCTATACAAACATCTTAGACTTATTTATCGAAAAAGAAATGTATGAAGAGTGTACTAAGATAAAAATAGTTTTAGAATATTTGCATAAAAATTATTTCGAATAGTGGCTTTTCTGCTAAAAAAACCTTAACTTTTTGTAAACATCGCAAGAATAGCAAGAAACGCAAGAATAGCTACTATGTCTATAACAATATTTACTTTATCTTATTGCGATACTTGTCTATGGTTAAAAGACAAACTAAAAGAAGAAAGTATCGATTTTAAAGAAGAATATTGCGATACTAATAAAACTTTAGCCAAACAGATAGAAAGTAAGTTAAATTCGGATTATTATCCAATGGCTATGTTTAAGTACGAAGACGAAAAAGTTTATTTTGTTTTTGGTGGTAGTGAGAAAATTACCGATATTGAAGAAAAAGAATTTATCGTTTATTATCAAACGATACCACAACTAACATTACTTTTAAAAAAACTAAATGAGAAATAAAGGCCCTGTCTTAGGACAACTAGAAAGATTAGATTATTCTTTAATTAATCTTAACATGAAAATTCGTCAACAATCATCTTATCAAGATATCATAGAAACTATTACTAAGATAAAAGAACAAATGGATGATATTAAAACGTTAATCAATAACGAGACCGACGGAATCCAATAAATTTTAAACTAATAAGTTATGACTCAATTATCTGCCGAACAAATCCAAGCAAATTGGAATACTTTTCTTGCTGTTATCGATACCTATATAACTGGAGATAGATCTACTCTATTAAAAGATTTATATTTATCTATGGAAGAACAAACTATTTTAGCACCTGCTGCTATACGGGACTCTAACCATAACTGCTTTGCAGGAGGATACGTAGACCATGTATTGAGAGTTGTTAAAGCTAGTTTACAGTTAGATAATGTTTGGAAATCGTTTAATGTAGGAGAGACGTATTCGCAAGAAGAGTTAGTCTTTGCTGCTATTAACCATGATTTAGGTAAATTAGGATTACCTGGTACACCTGGAGTATTTCCAAATGATAACGATTGGCAGGTAAAGAATCAAGGAGCACATTATAAGTTTAATACTGCTCTATCTTTTGCATCAGTACCAGACCGTTCATTATTTATTCTTCAAAGTGCCGGTATAACTGTATCAGAAAATGAATACTTGGGAATTAAACTTCACGACGGTCTTTACGATGAGGCAAACAAACACTATCTTATCTCTTATCAACCTGAATCTAGATTACGTAGCTCTTTGCCTATTATCTTGCATCAGGCTGATATGTTGGCTGCTAGAGTAGAATGGGAAGGAGAGTGGTTACCAAGACTTAATAGCGGAAGTCCTATAAGACAAACTAAAACGGTTACGCATAAAATCATTTCTAAACCTGCGGCCAGTGAAGAAGCAATGAAAAGAATTAGCTCTGCTAATCCTAATCTCATGGCTGCTTTAAAAAACATTTAAATGTTATCAATATTAATTAATATCAACATATGGGTTTTGACTATAGTCGGATTTGTTATCTACAATCTATATAGTAAGAACGTCAAGCTAGAAGAAATAGTACAGAGACAGAATCAAAGTCTACAGACTATCGGACAAATTATCGATGATTCGGATAAATTAGTTAAAGAAGTAGACCAACTAGGAGCTTTTAGAAGCGATGATGAAGTGGGATTCTTCTTTAAAGCATTACAAACTATTCAAGAAACATTAAACAATTTCAAGAATAACAAGTAATGGTAGTAAAAGACGAGATAACCGGAGAGGAAAAAGTCCTACTTACTAAACAGGGAACTGTTCGCAAAAGAAAGCCAAAGAAGCCAAATACATTTTTTACTCAAGATACAGAGGACGCTATCATGGCGTACCTAGCATCATCAGATGAAATTGATCGCCGTATTATTTATAACGGTAGAATTCATTATGCTTTCCATAAACTAGTAGAAATCCAGATTCATAACTTTAAATTCTATTATACAGAAGTAGAAACAGTCGAAGAATTAAAGCACGAAGTAGTTTGCATGTTATTAGAGAAGCTTCCTAGATTCGATCAATCTAAAGGAAGTAAAGCTTATTCTTATTTCTATAAAGTATCTCTTAACTATTTAATTAATTATAATAATACAAATTATAAAAAGTTAAAAGGTAGAGCAGGACTTGATGAAGTTGATGTAGATTCAACAGTATACGCTGAAATAATAGACGATAGTCCTTCAGACTCTGAATACTTAAAATTTTTCGATCGGTACATATCATATGTAGATCATGAGATTTTTAATCTATTCGATAAAGATAAAGAAGTAAAGGTTGCTGATGCTATAATGGAACTCTTTAGAAAAAGAGAAAACCTCTCAATTTTATCTAAAAAAGCCTTATATATCTATATTCGAGAGATAACTGATGCGCCTACACCCGTAGTTACCAAGGTAATAAAAGAATTAAAATTAATATACAGAGAAATGTATTCAGATTTTCTAGAAGGAGATTTAGAAATAGAATAATATATAAAACATATATTTATTTAAAAGGATGGAGTTTAATCAAGAAATATTTAAAGGAAAGGACCTATCTTCTTTATTTAAGGACATTTACGAGAATAGCAGAGCAAAAGAAAAGCAGCTTAAGGAATTAATATCGCAATTAAAGGATATGGTTCATGAGCCAGGTGATGCTATAATTATAGTACCTTTAATTCAAGGATATTTAGAAGTTGCAGTTAAGAACGATGACGCTCTTATTAAAATGGCTAATATAGTTCAACGAAGTATAAATGCTAAAGGGGTCGTAGATACCGAACTTTTATCTGATAGAGATAGGGAAATGCTCTTTGAAACAATAAAGAATATAGATATTCCTAAACTTACTGTCTCAGCATAATGGCAACCGATATAGGTTTAAATAATTTTCTAGTTAGTGGCGGCAGTTACCAAGAGCCAGGTAAGGAAATTATTATTGCTAGAGTAACTAAGGTTATTTTAAATGAGATAAATAAAGAAGGTAAGATAGATAAAGACTTCCTTACTTCGGGAGGTTGGGGTAGTATTGGTAGTATTAAATTTAATATCCTTTACGAAAATAGTAATCCTGAAGGTGTAAACTCAAATAAATTAGTAGCTAGGCCTTTATTTTCTAATATTAAAAATTACCCTCTAGTAGGAGAGATAGTTTTAATTGTAATGGGGCCTAGCAACAGGCTTAATGATAGTGCGGGGGAGAAAGATTATTATTATATTACTCAAGTAAATCTATGGAATTCTCAACACCATAATGCTTTTCCTAATTTAGCTGATTACAGTAAGGTAGTACAGGAGGTAAACGGTAGTTACACAAATGCAGAAGCAGGAGAAACTAGTCAAGAGAATGCAGAAATACCTCAATTTCCTTTAGGAGAAACATTTAAAGAGAGGAATAATATTAAACCTTTACTACCATTCGAAGGAGATTTTATTTTAGAAGGTAGATGGGGACAGTCAATACGATTTGGAAGTACCGTTACTGAGTTACCTAATGTTAGTCCGTGGAGTACTTCTGGAGTAGACGGAGACCCTATTACTATCCTAAGAAATGGTCAAGGGTCTGTAGACGTTAAAGAAGGTTGGGTACCTGTTGTAGAATCGATTTCTACTAATGATAGCAGTGTTTATCTGACTAGTACACAGGAAGTACCTATAGATTTAACAGGTTTTCCTTTAGATACTTTTAAACTAGGTACAAGAGGAGTACTAACATCAGACAATACATTACCTTTGCAAGATGTTCCATCAAGCTTTAGTAATATAGCAAGTAAAGCTCAAGACGAAGAAATACTAAAAAACTTAAAATCAAATGGCTAACCTATATATTCCAGAATTTCCCTATACAGGTTCACAAGCTATAGTAGCAGCCGAAAGAGTTACATTACTCTCTAAGCATGACTCTACGTTAATTTTTGGAGAAAAGGCTGTAGGAATATCTACAAAAGGTTCTGTAAATATAGACGCAGTTAACGGGGTAAAAGTTAACCCAGGTGACGGTAAGGAAATACAACTAGGACTTAACGCTACAGAGGCAGTAATAAAGGGAGACAGTTTTATGGTAAATTTATATTTACTACTTGTAGAAATAGAGAATTTTACTAAAGCCGTTAGTCTGTTAAGTGAATCTAATTTAGCAGCAGCTGTACCTAAAATAGTAAGTACTGCTTCTACTTTAAATACAACAGCTAATATACTTAAAGATAAGTTTAAAGATAATTTATCAACAGTAACTAAAACAAAATAATGGCGGAAGTTGAAGCTAAAGGTATAGAGAAACTAATACTATCGATAGGAATAGGGCTATCTAAGATAGAATCCGGTCTTCTAAAGATAGTCTACGGAAGTGCTTCTGATACTGGTATACTATTTCCTGGCCGTAAAAAGAAAACAAATGGTGTTTTGCCTATTGTTAGGGAAGTAAACGCTATTGATTTATGTAATGTTTTACAATACTCTTTAAATAATTTAAAACTTACCCCTCCAGAAGGAGAGGAACCTAATGGATTAGAGAAAAAAGTAGCTGCAGTTAAAGATGCTGCAAAGAAAGTATCTGACTTTCTAGATAAGATATTACTTGATCCTACTGCTCTAAGAGATGTAAAAGTTCTACAGGATGCTCTTAAAAGTCTAAATGAAATAAACAAACTCATAGATAGAGATATAGTTACTTTAATTCCTCAAGTAGCTAACATTAAGAATTACATTACAGACCTTATAGCATCAATGACTCAATATCCGGCATTGATAGCGACATATACTGATTATAATAATATTCCAGACCCAGAGATTCAGAAAATATTAAAAACTATTCAGGATGTTAGGAGCGTATGTGGGATTATAGCAGGTTTAGGATCAGTAGGTGATTTAGCTAAAATACTAATACCTAATGAAATTCAACAATTGCAGAAGATAATTAGTCCTGCTTACCTATTGCCTATAATCCGTAAAATAGTAAATGAAAGTAAAGCGGTTAATCAGCAAGCCCAGAAGGTAATAGGTTACGTTAATGTTCTTAAAATAATAGTGAAAATTTTATCTGTAGTTCTAAAAGTATTACAAATAATTTTAAAATTTTTCGGTACTCTTCCCCTCCCGGGTATGTTTACAACTCACGGAATAACTGATCTGTTAATTCGGTTACGAGAAGGAGCCGAGGCTAAAATTACAGACTACTTAAAGAGATTAGAGCAAATAGGAGTAATAGTTGATTTAATATATGCTTTTAGTATAACTTTAGGTACTATAATTGATCAAATTACTAGAGAGTTAGAAATTCTTCAATTTAACCTAGAATCATGTGAAGCTACTAGTTCTAGTCCAGCAATAGAGGAAATTAAGAATGCCAAAGCAAAGTTAAGAAGCTCTAAGGATTTATTAGATCAATTTAATAAAAACTATGTAGTTTCAAAAGATAGGAGAAATTTAGCTAATTTTAACGGCTATGTAATTAAAATAGAGGAAGAAGAAATAGCAGATAACGCTATTAAGTATAAAAGAAGGAGAGCAGTAGTATACGATAATAACGGAGTATTGGTTCTTGCAACTCCTTTAACTTTTGCTACAGATATAACTATATTATTCGAAGAAGCTAGGTTAATGCTTATTAATAGCGGGTTAGTAGCAGATTTAGGATACCCTATACCTGATGTTTCAGGTTTGACTGCTATACTAGATATACCGACATCTGATACTGAAATATACAACTCTATAGGCATACCCGGAGAAACTGCATTAGACATACAAAATAAAGCTGTACAAGGAGAGTTATCGCAGTTTATATCTGGTTTACCAGGAGGAGATGCACTAAGAAATAAAGTTAGAGCAGGAGTATCTTCTAACTCAGCTGCTTTAAAAGCAAGTATAAAAGCAGATGTATATAATCCTACTTCAGGTAGTTTAATGACTGGAGGATTAGATAGAAGTGGTGGAACAGGAATAAATACAGGTACAGCAAATAATGGAAACATTCTTTCAGATGTAGAAAGAGAAAGGTTAAAAGTAATAATAAAAGATTTCCCAACTACTACAGCTGCTTATAGATCTGCTAAATTAAAATTAGAGGAAGATAGAGTTGCTAGAGAGGGGTAGTAAATTTGTAATTAAAATATTTATAACATATGAGTAAATTAGATATTCTTAGAAAGATAATTAGAGAGGAGGTAACTTTTGCAATGAGAGTAGAGTTTAAAGCTTTACTTAAAGAAGAATTATTGCCTTTATTAAAAGAAAATAGAAACATCTCTAATACAGTACCAGTACATAAACCAGTTAAAGGCTCAACAAATTTAGCTAACTCCATTTCAGCAGCTATGGATAGTAGAAATTTTAAACCTGTTAGCTCAGGTGACCCTATAGCTGATTTATTAAATGAAACTGCCATGTCTATGACCAGTAACGAATACCGTACAATGATAAATGCGGACGCATCTATGGCTCCTAACTTTGGAATGATAGGAGGGGTTGACGGAGAAGAGACTGCAGCAGTAGGAACTGTAGAGCAGATGTTATCTTCTAATAGGCCTACAACAGATATAAACCAAGTAACCATCGATGTAGTACCTGACTTTACGGGATTGATGAATACTTTAAAGAGTAAAGGAGCAATTTAATGGCATATAGACAAACACAGATTAACCCTTTAGATTTAAAGCCTAGCACCGGAATAGGTGTCAGTATTCCTTTTTCTACCAAATCTGTGTTTAATACTGTTTTTACTACAGCTGAGCAGTTAAAGTATAATATTATTAATTTCCTATTAACAGGTAAACGCGAGAGAATTTTTGTACCTGAGTTTGGTTCAGGATTATCTAATCAAGTGTTTGAAGTAATAACGGAAGAGGGTAACAAAGGATTAGAACAGTACATTAAAATGACTGTTGAAAACTTTTTTACTAACATAGAAATTAAGAAAATAACTGTAGCATCTACGTTTGATAATAATGTTATCAATGTAGAGTTCTCTTATAATATAAAAAATACCGGGCAGTCGGATGAAATATTGTTAAATTTCCAAAATGGCTAATCTGCAAACAAATACTAAGGATATTAAATACTTAAATAAGGACTTTTCTTCTTTTAAAGAAGCCTTAATTGAATACGCAAAAGCCTATTTTCCTACCTCGTACAACGACTTCTCTTCGGCATCTCCTGGGACTATGTTTATTGAAATGGCTGCTTATGTAGGAGACGTAATGTCTTTCTACTTAGACAACCAAATTCAAGAGACATTCCTTCAGTATGCCAAGCAAAAAGAAAATCTATTTACCTTAGCTTATATGCTAGGTTACAGACCAAAGGTAACATCAGCAGCAGCTGTAAATCTAGAGGTATATCAGACAGTCCCAGCTTCAGGTTCAGCAGGTAATAAAGTACCAGATTTTAATTATGCCTTAATAGTAGATGAAGGTATGCAGATAGCTTCCTCTATTGACAGTAATGTAACGTTCTACGTTCCTGAAAAGATAGACTTTTCAGTATCTTCTTCAGCTAACATGACTGATATATCTGTATACACAGTGGCTGGTACAGACCCTGCCTCTTACTTGTTAAAAAAGACTGTAGCAGCTATTTCCGGGCAAGTTAAAACTACTACGTTTAATTACGGGTCCGCTACAAAATTTACAACCTCGCTGTTAACAGATACGAATGTAATAGAGATAATTGATATTTACGATTCGGATGGAAATAAATGGTATGAAGTACCTTACTTAGCTCAAGATACTGTTCTAGAAGATGTTCAAAATAATATAGCTTCTAATCCAGACTTTGGATTCCAACGTATAACAGTGCCGTATATCGTAGAGCTTTTAAAAGTACCTAGAAGATTTGCCACAAGGTTTAAATCAGATAAGACTTTAGAGCTTCAATTTGGAGCTGGAGTAAATACTGAAGCTGACGAAATGTTACTTCCTACAAACTATAATGTAGGGCTAGGTACTATAGATAACGTAAGTAAAATGAATGTAGCTTATGATCCTACTAATTTTACTACTACGCAAACGTATGGTTTGGCACCATCTAACACTACCTTAACTGTAGAGTATTTAGTAGGTGGAGGAGCTCAAGCTAATATACCTAGTAACGAATTAACATCTATTACATCTAGAACTACTAGTTTTTACGGAGGATTAGTAGATCCAACGTTGGGTAACGCAACAGCAGCTTCTTTAGCAGTTAATAACCCAGCTCCTGCTTCTGGAGGAGGAGACGGCGATACGATAGAGCAGATAAGATTAAATACATTAAATCAGTTCCCATCTCAAATGAGAGCTGTTACCCAGCAAGATTATTTAGCTGTTATTTATAGTATGCCGGCTAAGTTTGGTCAAGTAGCTAAAGCCTACATAACAAACGATACCCAAACCTATAAATCGCAAACTACATCTACACAAAATATTCAAGACCCGTTAGCTACATCAGCGTATATATTAGCATATAATGCAGATAAAAATTTAGTAACACCTCCTAGTGCATTGTTACATAACCTAAAAGCTTATGTATCTCAGTATAGAATGTTAACAGATTCTATAAATTTAAAAAGTGCTTTTATTATTAATATAGGGGTAAATTTTGAAGTAACTTTGAGACCTAATTATTCTTCTAGAGACGTAATAGCAAACTGCTTAACAGAGTTAAAAACTTATTTCAATATTGATAAATGGGGTATTAATCAACCGATTATTTTATCGGAAATATATACGTTAATAGATAAAGTAGCCGGTGTTCAAACAGTAAGAAAAGTTACTATAGTAAATAAGGCAGGAATAGGAGTAGGATACTCTGAATATGCTTACGATATCCCTGGGGCTACTTTAAATAATGTTATTTATCCTTCTTTAGATCCATCTATATTTGAAGTAAAATATCTTAATTCTGATATAAGCGGTAGAGTAGTTACTTTTTAAAATATTAATATGGCAGTATATAAAGTTTTTCCTCTTCAAGATTCTACTCTTTATTCTAAATACTCTCTCACTAATGCTGGAAGAGATGAAATTTTAGAGGTAGGAAGTAGAAATAATCCTAGTTTAGCTGGTTTACCTGTAATAACTACTACAGGTTTAGGGTCGGGTGATATTAGAAGAACTGTAATCTCTTTTGATGCTTCAGATATATCAACGGTATTGGCATTAACTACAGGAAGCTTTAAGACTAATTTAAGATTATTTTTAGCTGATGCAAACGATTTATCTACTGATTATACGTTAGAATTTTATGCTTTAGCGCAAAACTGGCAAGTCGGCACAGGTAAACTAGGTAATGTACCTACTACATCTGACGGCGTGAGTTGGGTATATACAGGACAATCAGGCTCTTCTGCTATTTGGAACACTACCGCTTTAAGTAGTAGTTACTTATTTACTACAGGAGGAGGAACATGGAATGCAGCCTATAGGGCTACCCAAAGCTTTAATTACATAAGCGACAAGGATATAAACGTTGATATTACAAATATAACTGCAGGATGGATTTCTAGTTCTATTGCAAATTACGGAGTAGTAGTTAAGCTTACAGGTTCAATTGAGTTAAACACTCAAACGTATATGAATCTTAAGTTTTACTCTATGGATACCCATACAATATATCCTCCTTGTTTAGAGTTTAAATGGGATGATAGCATTTTAAGTACTGGGAGTACTACAGTGGGTACAGTTACTTCTGATAATTTTATTTTACTTCCTAACAACAACTTAGACAAGTATAAGGAAGGAGAAGTGTATAACTTCAAATTTAAGACTAGAGAGCAGTATCCTACTAGACAATTTACAACTTCATCTGTTTACTTAAATTGGAAGTATCTTCCATCTCAGTCTTACTGGGCTATTCAAGATTACAAAACTAATGAAATGGTAATAGATTTTGATAATAGTTATACAAAAATTAGTGCTAATTCAGAAGGTAATTACTTTAAGTTGTATACAGCAGGCCTAGAACCAGAACGTTCTTATAAGATATTAGTTAAATCTGTTATCCCTAGTTCATCTGAAACTGTTATTGTAGATAACGATATAATATTTAAAGTAACTCGCTAGTATGGAAACTATAGGTTTAGCCAAACAAGTTTACGGAACAAACACGTATAAAAACGTTGTTGATACTACTTTTTCTCAGTTAGTATCTCCTGCTACTCCTATCTCACAAAGCTTTAATGTAGAGCAGTTTTTTACTTTATATGAAGATTTATTTTTCGAGATACCGATAGAAGGAACTTTTAATTCCCATGAGTACTTAGTTAGGAGAAGTTCTGACTATATTGGCGGTAGTGTATTAAGTGATAACGAGAAGGCTTTAATTGATGAGATTAATAGCTTGAGACAGCAGTTGCTTGAAGCTAATAAGAACGTAATTGATATTAGTAAATTAACATAATGGAGGAAGTAAAAATAGAGTATATTGGTTCACCTAATGAATATCAAGAGTATTCTTACAAAGACACCTCCCTAATTTCTAAAAGGGAAATACAGGTTCCTTTTGGATCTTTCCCAGGAGATTACGTAGAGTACTTTATTTACGACCTTAATGACGAGTTAATCGCCTCTAATTACTTTGTTCGCGATTTCACACCTGTAGGAGTAAATCCTACATCCGATTCTTATACGTTTGTTAATTTAAATCCCGAAGGTGATATTAAATCTAACGGTATAGATAGAGGAGAGGCGTCAATTACATATAATTTTTTCCGACAGTTATTTACTAGTAGCTATACAGATAAATTCTGGATAGGTGAGATATCTTCGGATAGAACAGAGATAAGAGTTTTTAGACAAGATTTATCTAACGCACAGTTACAGACTGCTTTCCTTGAGTATCAGACTTATATAAACGAGAAAGCTTATTACCCTGATTTCATTTTAAATTTCGGTAATAACGTAACTATTATAGGAGTTAATGTTCTTTACGCTGCTACTGAACCACAAGCTAGTATTTTATTTAAACTATACGAGCCGTTACCGACTACTGTAAAACTTAAAGATACTTTTTGGGTAGTAGATAAAATAAGCGAACCAGCTTCTTTTAACGTTACCATTGAATTAATATCCTCAGAATCTCTAGATAAGGTTTATTTAAGAGGGCCTAATTATAATGTTGAAATTAACAAAGCTGTAAATCAGGTAACACCTTTTTATAATTATGAATCTTTAATATCATCAGCAATGACCTCATCATACCAGCAGCTGAAAAGCATGATGGATGAGAAGGGTTTAGATATAAATGTAGATTATTCAGATTTTAACAGTTTCAGTCATTTTTCTTCAGCTTTAGAAAGAGTTGGTAATTTTGTATATAAGTTAGGTTTAATAGGAAACTACCAAGCTGACATTTCAGCATCTTCTAATATAGTACAAACAGGTACAGGTATTTCTGCTAATACTTCTTACATATTACAGAATAAGATAAATAATATAATCGAAAAGTTCGACGGTTATGAATATTATTTATATTTCCAAAGCGGCTCGACTACCTGGCCTAAAAGTACTTCTACAAAGCCTTATACCCTCTATTCAGTAACTTCTTCTCAGGCTTCTAATTGGCTAGGAGGTATTAATATAGAACCTACTGCGACAACTCACAGTATGTATTATTCTGCATCATTATATGATGAGCTTAATCCTGATTTATTTTCTAATACTATACCAAATTATTTAAGAGATGATGAAGCTAACGCTCCATATTTTACTTTTTTAAATATGGTAGGACAGCATTTTGATAATATTTGGATATATTATAAAGATGTTACTGAAAAGAATAATGCAGAAAATAGCGTTAGTGAAGGTATTTCCAAAGACTTAGTAGCTGATGCTTTAAGGTCTCTTGGTATAAATTTATATACTAACTCTAATATTTCGGATAGTGTTTATTATTCAATGTTAGGTATTAATCCTTATGGAGGTACTTTACCGCCAACAGGCTCGGAAATAATTTCAACATATGTAACCTCTTCTATAGTTTCGTTACCGGCAGAAGACATAACGTTAGAGTACTATAAAAGACTATATCACAACTTACCTTATTTACTTAAGACCAAAGGGACTGAAAGGGGTCTCCGAGCGCTGATTAACTGCTTTGGTATACCTGATACAATCTTAAAGATAAACGAATTCGGTGGGGTAGACTCAACTTCTACTGTAGGAGATTACAAAGAAGACATCTACACTGGTGCTTATGTAAACAGTCCTGGTAACTGTATAAAGATACCTTGGGCTCCTAGTTACTACCATAGTTTACTATACCCAACTATACCGATGGTACCTGATGCTATAGAATTTAGATTTAAAAGCGATGGTTTACCAACATCTTCTCTATACCAGTCGCAATCAGTATTTCAGGTAGGAACAGGCAGTTTTATGCAGTTTGGGTTAGGTTTAAATTATAATCCTAACGATGCAGTAAGTGGTAGTATATACAACTACTACGGTTCTATGTCTCTGTATTTAAGCGGGGCGTTCGGGTATAAAGTATCGACACCTATCTTCTTACCTTTTTATAATCCTAATTTATTCTGGAACGTAATGCTATTAAAAGAAACTGGGAGTATTACTGGTTCTATAAATACGTACAATAACAGGTATTGGGTTTACGCTAAAAGTTCTCTTTATAACGAAGAGGGTGGAGTAGAGTTAGGTTTTGAAGCTTCTAGTAGTATTTACATAGCATCAACAGACAAACCTTCTTATAACCAATCATGGACGTTATTTAGTACAGCTAGCAATACCGCTATGTATAATGCTTATTTAGGCGGTACCGGAAGTAATAGTACTATATGTGCTGACGGTGTAAACTTCCAAGGACAGTTTCAAGAATTTAGATACTGGGTTAATGATTAATCAATAGTTTTTAGTAAACTATTTATTTTAAAGTAAAAATAAAGAATGATAACTGAAGGAGCATTTAATTTACATACATTAAATTCAAGAGCATACGGTGCAGACACACCTACAGGCTCTATACAGAATTTAATATTTAGATTAGAATTAGATGCGAGTGGTAGTCTATCTTCAGCACACCCATCTATTTCCGGTTCTTTTTTTATAAATCAACTAGGAAGATATGAAGGAAGTATAGGGTCTTTTATTAGCGGAAGTACTGAAGTAAGTAATGCTCTATATAATACAGGTAATCCTGTTAAGTATGAATATTTTCAAGACTTTCAGCTAACATCAACTCCGCAAACTGGAGTAAATCAAAAAGTAACAAATAAAGTATTTACTCCTTCTAAGAGTGAATTTACTGGTAGCGTCTTATCACCTTATGTTTCTTTACAGAAGCGTAATGCTAATATAACTAGAAACGCAACAGATATAGAGGTGGCTTTTTCACCTACCGATAATATCGACAGTGATATAACAAATCAATTAGGAGCCTTTAATATAGGAGATTACATTGGTGATCCTGCATACGCATATAGTTCTAGTTACACATCTTTAGATGTTTTAAGAAATACATACTTTCAAAAATACACAGCTCCTTATAACGTAAAAGACTATGTAAGGTTAGTAAAGTATTATGATAACTCCTTGTTCAAGATGATTAAGGATTTTGTCCCTTCTAGAGCAAATTTATCTACAGGTATAATAGTTAAACCTCATATCTTAGAAAGAAGTAAATATGTTCGTCATGAACCTATTTTTACTTTTCATACTTATTCTGGATCCATAGATATAGGTTATATAAGCGGTTCAGGCCCTATGGGGTCAATACCGACATCTTCTTTTACCGATTACGTTACATCACCGTTAGGATATATTACAAGATCCAATGTTGATAACAGCCCTGTATTCACAGGAAGATTCGGCGGTACTACTATAGAGCATTCTAATTATTTTCCTCAATACGAGGTATCTAATTTAAGTACTACGGTATTACAGTATCATTCTGAATCACAGTATATTACTACCTCTTTTAACTACCTAAGAAATAACGTTACTGGGAGTAGAACTTCTTCGCTGTTTTTAAATTTAGATTATAGCTCAGACCAAATCAAACCAGTAAACAACAACTTTATTACGGGAAGAATATTTGGCAACTTAACTGCCTATCAATCTGCTTTTTTAAATGCTGAAATACAAGAATCCGATTATACTTCTTTCAGACATAATTCTAGCAGGTACTTAGGTTCTAAAACCTCTAGTAGTCTATATAATACGTACAGTATAGTAGATAATGCGATTACTCCTATAAATAAGGCTTACGGAAAGACATCTGCTATTGGGCACTATACAAGAAAATTAGGATTGTTTACTCAAATTGTTACTAGTTCCTTCTTTAAAGGTCAAAATGATACTACACTAGTTTACTTAGTAGACGAAAGCGGTAGCTTTACTGAACTAAATAGAGATAATAAGAACTGGGAGGAAGTACAAAACACATTTAAAGCTGGAAGAAACGCTACTATTAGATTATTTGATAATCAAAAATTTAGTGACCAAAAAACTACCGATGGAATAAAAGCTACCTTTAACAGCGGCTATTCATATTTTCCTACTTTATATTATTCTAGCTCTGATGCTACTATGTCTTTTGATATCGTTGCTGATAGTAGAAATAATATGTTTAAAGCAGTATCTAATGGAGGTACTTTAGCAAGGTACGGAACATCTAGCTTATACCACTATACTGGAAGTGCTAAAGGAGATATTGTTTACGATTTATTTAGAAGCGCAGAGTTATATTATAACGACGGTTTTAATTATGTAGAAGGTACCTATACCGCATCAGCGGCTACATCGTCATATTACATAGTACCAGAGACAGCTCAATACGGCTTTTCGTTATCTAATTTAACTATAAATATAAATGCTAGTAGCGGTAGTGGAGTATCTTATGAATTCTTTATTACCTCTTCAAACAACGTAGTATCTTCTACCTCCGGGGTTTCTACTTTTGCAGGTAGTAATACTAATGCTTATTTTGCTAATGGGTCTGCAATAAGGTTTAACATTGTAACTTACGGTTCCCCAGTAGGAACATTTTTTAGTGATTCAGCAGACGTTTATGAAGGAGACTACGGAACATCTCCATCATATACAGCCTTTGGAGTAACAAGTTCTTACTACCCTTGGTTAGATTTCGGATCGGGCCCAGAGTATGCAGACTGGAATATAATAGATTCTAAAACCTCCGGAACTTTACCTGACGTTGTTCGAGACTATTATGTATTCAACAATTATAACCCCCCTCAATCATCCTTGACAGGTTCACTTACTTTAAATGTATCCTCAGCTCCTCAACAGTTATCTGCAGGGACTAAGGTAGAGTTCTTCTTAAAGAGAACATCTATAAATACTGGAGTAACTTTTGAATCTATTAACGCAGGAGCTACTTTACTATCAAGTCCTCAAGGAGGAAACCCGGTCACTAATAAACCTTTTATAACCTCTACTGGCTCCTCTGAGTTCTGTTTCAGTTCTCAATTAAGCGGCTTTGCGGGGTATTTATTTTTACCAGAAGGTATAGGGAGCAATCCAAAATCTAGCTTGTATGGAAGATACGGTAATGTCGAATATACTTTTAATCCAAACGGAGGCGACTTATTAATAGTATCTTCATCTGCTAACTTAGAATATGCCTATGAAGTTATAGGTACACATAGTGCAAGTGGTTCTTTATGTTTAGATGTAGCCCCTACTATAGCTAGTCAAATTGTAGACGGTACTCAGAAGATAGAAAGGTTTATTTTATTAAAGAAAGTAGACGATGAGACTAACACTATTTTAACATTTAATAAGAGGGACGGCCAAACATCATACGGCTTTTTAATACCAGATAACTTAAGCCCAGACGTATTAGCAAACATTAACGTAATTAGTGCTCAAGTTCAAACTAAACTTTTATCTAGAGAAACTAACAATAACAACATACTAGGTGGAGGAAATTTTTAAAATTTATATATTTATAATAGAATAAAATAAGAAGTATGGGATACTTAAATAACACATCTGTCGTAGTAGACGCAATTTTAACTAAAAAAGGAAGAGAGTTACTTGCAAGAAACGACGGCTCTTTTCAAATTACACAGTTTGCTTTATCTGATGATGAAATAGATTATACTTTGTATAACCCTAATCATCCTTCTGGCTCTGCATATTACGGTGAAGCCATAGAGGCAATGCCAATAGTAGAGGCGTTCCCTGATGATACGCAGATAATGAAATATAAGTTAATTACGTTACCTAGAGGAACAGCTAAGTTACCTGTATTAAATATTGGATATACTTCTATCTCATTGAAACAAGGAGCTTCTTTAGCAATAACACCTCAAACTTTAAATTATTTAGGAGTTAATTCTACTTTTGAACAAAGTGGTTATATAGCTACAATAGGTGATGTTAGAACAATGTCGAACTTTTCTGGTGTAGGAGTTAATACTCCTGCAGCTACTGCACTTAATACTACAACTACTATTGGAACTGTTGTAAGTAAGACAGTAATAGGTACAACAATTAATATAACAGCCACAACTGTAAATACTTTATTCGGCGCTAATACGCAGTTACAGACGAACTTAACAATTATAGGAAGAGATTCTGGAGCAAGAGTAACAGTTCCAGTTACAATTATAAAACAATCGTAATAAACAATGAGCTTTTTACAACTGCAACCAACAGATATAGTAGTTAGTAGTGATGCGGTAACCGCTCCTGCATGGAGTACTGGGGCTCCTACATTAACTAAAATAGTTTCAGCTTCGTCTGTAGCTCCTAGTTTTTACTTAAATGCATATAATAGCGCAAGTGCTGCTACAATATCAACAGTATCACCAGAATTTAGCATAGCTTACGGTCACTTATTCGGCTCAGGCTCAGCAGCTTTTAATTCACTAGTTACTAGTAGTACTCCTACTAGAACTGTTTACGGTCAATATAGAACGTTAGTATACGGCGATGAAAATGCTAATTTTAACTTCGGATCAGGAAATACAACATCTAGAGACATTTACGTAATTAACATACAGAGATCTGACTATAAAGAAAGCCTTTTTCCTGGGACATTTAATTTAAGATTAGTTTCTGGTTCAACTCAACTTTGGTTAACCGATAACAGTAATGATGTATCTACAGTAACTTATTTAGATTGCGGGAGAGCATTTACTATTGTAAGCGGTAGTAACGGTACTGCTACTTTACTAAGCCCTACAGCATCCCCAACTGCAACTAAAGGACAAACACCTTCTGGTTCTTATGGTCTTTACCTACCGGATATTGGAACAATCATTTTAAATCCTAGAGCATTATCTTTGGCTCCTGCATCTGGAGGAATTAGTTTAGCTGTAACGGAATCTAACGGTACATTGGCACCTAATAACGTAGTTCTTTATAACTCAATATCTGGTTCAACTTCTTATTCAGCCTCATTTTCATTAAACAGTCTAGAAACTGTATCATCCGATTATGTATTTATAAGGGTTCCTAACCAAGCATTTAACTATACAACAAATCCATCGATTATTAGCGGTAGTGGAGCTTTATTATACTCATCGTTAATTAACTTCCCACAAACATATATTACAACGATTGGACTATATAATTCTGCAGGAGATCTTTTAGCTGTAGCAAAATTATCAAAGCCTTTAGTAAAAGACTTTACTAAAGAAGCTTTAATACAGGTTAAGCTAAACTGGTAACATAAACTTATATAGAGAATGAGTTCTGCGGTAAAACCTTTAAAGATTTCCGACACATCTGTATTGCCCTATGGGCTACAGAAATCTTTTAAGATAGCAGATAGTGAATTTACTGCGAGTGGATTAGCTGTTGAAATAGCTAAAAACTTTGCGGTAACAGCAAGTGGTGACAATACTTTATCTTTGTTTTACCGTTCTGCTTATCAGTTATACTACGCACAATCAGCTTATTCACAATCAGTCTACGAACCATTATCTTCACAGACTTACGGAATGCTTGCAGACGCTACTGATAGCTCTAGCGTTTCGATAGCTAATATTTACGATTCGTATAATCAATCCTTTGCTACTTCTGGCTCTTTAGACTATAACTATAGATTATTTAGTAGTGCATCTGCCGCAAAAGTAGTAGCAGTTTCCGTACCTCAGATATATTTCGGGGAAGGAATAGCTAGAAAAAGTTTTGCTATAGAGCCTGATGATAAATCGTATTATATTCTAGATGATGGTAACGGTAACTTATTTGATATTGTACCTTATTTAGATGCTAAATTCGGAACAGGTAGTTACAACCTAGCAAACTATACTGGGAGTGCATTATTAGATACTAACCTTATTTATGAGGCTTATGTAAGCGGTACCTTTGTAGGAAACATATTCTACTCAGCAGGCTTAATATATGTAACTAACGATATATACTACTGTGCTTTGGCACAAGACCCGGGATGTGCTAGCCCTAGTCCTACTTCTACCCCTACGTTAACAACAACACAGACACAGACTCCTTCAGTAACAGCTACTAGAACACAGTCACCTACTCCTACTCAGACTCCTACTAGCACTAGGACTCCTACAAATAGTAGTACTGCTACACCTACTTTAACAAGTACTAATAGTCAAACACAAACACAAACTAATAGTCAAACAGCTACACAGACTCCTACGAATACGAGTACTAAAACGCCTACGTTAACATCGACACCTACGCTGACGACTACTGCTACTCAAACAAATACTCAAACTAGTACCCAAACCCCAACCAATAGCGGTACATCTACTCCTACGTTAACTTCTACGCAAACACCTACTAATAGTAGTACAAGTACTCCTACGTTAACATCTACTCCTACCTTAACAAATTCATCTACACAGACTCAAACCCCTTCGTTAACAAGTACTAGTACACAGACTCCTACACAGACGTTAACTAGTACAAACACACAGACTCCTACTCAAACGTTAACAAGCACTAATACCGAAACGCCTACACAGACGTTAACAAGTACGAATACGCAAACACCTACACAGACGCTAACAAGTACTAGTACACAGACTCCTACTCAAACTTTAACAAGTACCAATACCCAAACGCCTACTCAATCGGTAACTGCTACAAGTACACAGACTCCAACACTTACAGTAACAAGTACTAGTACGCAAACGCCTACACAGACGTTAACAAGTACTAATACCCAAACTCAAACTGCTACCAATACTAGAACACCTACATCAACACCAACACCGACTACATCTAGCCCAGCACCTATTAATTTTCTGAGGATATCAGGGACTTCAGTAGACTGTACTGGGGGTAATGCAACTATTAACGTAGTTGGCGGTTTACCTCCTTATGAGTATAGTTTAGATGCAGGTTTAAATTGGACTGCTCCTACCTCTGCATCATCTTACTCTGCTAGTACAGCTTTAGATTATATAGACCCTTGGGTAAGAGATGAAACTGGAATATTTTATAGAGGAGCACAGACTCAATGTAGCGACTATACGTTAACAGTTGAACCTACTTATTTGACGTATAACTCTCAAGGTTATGTAACAGCCTCTAACCCCACCCAGTATACTAGCTCCTTTACCTTATCCGGCTCATATGATTCGAACCACGGATTATCAGCTACAGCACTAGGAACAACAACCTTTATAGCATGGTCTAACACTCCAGGAACGGTTGATATTATATCTTCTTTATCGTCTATTACGTATAATTTAAGATATTCAACAACAATTTATGCAATATTTAATGTCGTCGATGTAGTAACGAAAGAATTCTGTTATTATAACATTTCAGGTTCGGCTTTATCTACTAGCGATTTAAATGTAGTTTGTAGTACTTGTCCTACATCTAGTATAGTATACTTTAATAAATCTGCTTATAGTAGTTCTAAAGGAGATATAACAGCCCTTACTTGGTACTCTTCTAGTTTACTTACTGGAACCACTTCTAACGGATTCTACAAACAACCTATAACAGATACAACAATAAGTAATCCTCCAATATTTATATTGGCAAGCGGTATTCCTACTTATTCAGGTAGCTGCGACAATTTACCAATTAGTTGCCTTTGATAAAAAATAGATTATGCCCTTAAGTCATTCTAAAACGCTTAATTATTTTGCTTCTAATTTCGTAGATGCTAAGCCAAGCTATGCTACTTCTTTATCAGCAGGTATAAATAATTCATATACGTATACTAAGGGAATTTTATACGCAAACATATCTATACCTTTAGACTTAACAACAACAGACTACGGGTATGTAATATTTGATGTAACTTATAATGGAGGTGCTAGTTTTGCAGGTATTTCTTTTTCTACTGATAATGAATCTGCTATTGCTGTAGGGACCGATTTAGATGATTTATTTATTCCTTTTCCTAAAGGGCTGGGTTACGGTTTTGACTATAAACTAACCAACGGAGTTAAGAAGAGAATCTATGTAATAGTAAACTCTAATCGCGAAAATACTACCAAGTTTTTAAATATAGAAACCACTATAGGTAACTCTACTTCTTTATCCGGTAATAACTTTGTAGTGGAGTATGATTGTGCTAATCCTTTGTACAGCTATACAACAGGTCTTCATGTTTATTCCCCTTATGACTCAGCTAATAGCCCTACCTTAACTACAAAGTTATATTCTAGACATGCTATTAACACATGGTCAGAAAACAAACGAGTATGGGCAACAGCAGAATTCAGTCATCCAGCTTTCCAGTATTACTATTCTTATGGTAGCGAAGGAAAAGTATTTAAGGTAGGGGGGCCTTTCAATAGAGCATTTGGGGTAATTATTTACTATATATTCTCTGCATCTGCTTTTAGTCAATCTTTTTTAGGTAAGTTGTTTGGCGTATCTCCTTATTCACAAAAAGAAGTAATAATAGGGCCTACTACTTTACAAAATAATGATGATGGAGTAGATGCATGCGCTAATCCCTTGATTACTAAGCTAGGTATAATTACGGAAGTACATACTATATCTTCTTTAACTAGACCTTCAAGGTATAAATTTCTTTTAGGGTACCACGCTTCTACAAAGCAATTATCTAACGATAATTTCTTTACTAAATATGTATTCTCAGAAAAGAAATTCTACCCTTTAACAGGAATAAGACATGCACTTTTAAGGTTAACTTACGGAGTAAGAACAGGCTTTAGTTCTTCAGTATTCGACGGATTTTCTATAGATTTATCTTTCTTATCTTCAATAGGAATACCTTTTGGGTTAGCAGCTTTAACTTCCTTTTTATCTTTTAAAGCATCAGCAGCTTTAGGTGTTACTTTAGCACAAGCTGCCTCTATTAATATAGTTCAGACAATAGTATATCAAACTGTATACGAATGCGTAAGGCTATTCCCTGGAGGGCCTTTGCAGATTGGAGTAAAAGTAGTAGAGCAAGTATCTACGTTATTAGTAAAGACTGCTGCAGCTAAATTAGCTGATCTAGCAGCTGCTGTTTTTACAGGATTAGGATATCTAGCAGCATTTTACGCTATAGTATCTGGAATAGAGTTAATCTATAAGTTTTTTGAAAGCCAAACATTTACAGCTATAGAAGAGTGTAAATACTTTATAAAGCACTATACAGCAACTCCTTATATTAATACTGGTAATACGTTAAAAAGAAGAAATGTTTCAACAGCTCCTGACCCAGGGGCTACTTGTCAAACGTATACATTCTTTAATACAAATGAGTGGCCTGTCTACGTATACTATGTACCTTGTGGAAAGACGCAAGAGGTTTCTTACTCTGTAGACTCTAATGAATCTATTTCTTTTTGCGTACAGGACGGTTATTCCCCCTATGGAATAACTACAGTAGGGCTTTCCATTTACGGACCCCAAGGCGCTTGTAGCGATACTACTTCTATTGTCGAATCGACTAATAACGGGTTTTATTGTGATGGAGTATATTTTTATCAACAAGCCGGTGGTGTAGTTACGACTAAGGAATTATCAAGTACTATAACTCTAACTTCTGAAAGCCCAGAAATAGTAACGGGCTTTGAATATTCACTAAAGGCAGATGAT